AGGTTCTATTGAATTTAGTAATAATTCAAAGATTATTGCCGCGGCAACTTCAGGTAGTTCTATTAGAGGTTTATCAATTAACTTATTATTCCTCGATGAGTTTGCATTTATTGATAATGACGCACAGTTTTATACATCGACATATCCAGTTGTCTCATCAGGTAAAGATACAAAAATTATTATAGCTTCTACGGCAAATGGTGTTGGTAATATATATCATAAACTATGGGAAGGCGCTACAACAAATACTAATGAATTTAAACCATTTAGAGTAGATTGGTGGGACGTCCCAGGTCGTGATGATAAATGGAAAGAAGAAACAATTGCTAATACATCAGAGTTACAGTTTGATCAAGAATTTGGTAATAATTTCCACGGTAGAGGTAATACATTAATTGAGGCAAATGATTTATTAGCACAAAAGGCCATTGATCCAATACGATGGTCAGAAAATTTATTTCAATACGAAGATCCTTTAGATGGTCATCATTATGTAATGACAGTTGATGTATCTAAGGGTCGAGGACAAGATTATAGTACATTTAATATTATTGATACATCAGTAAATCCATTTAAACAAGTATGTGTATTTAGAGACAATAATATATCACCATTATTATTTCCTGATATTATATACAAATATGCTAGGATGTACAATGACGCATACGTAATTGTCGAAAGTAATGACCAAGGAGCAATTGTCTGTAATGGATTATATTACGATTTAGAATATGAAAATATGTTTGTAGAATCACAAATTAAGGCTAATGCGATTGGTGCTACTATGACTAAACGTGTTAAAAGAATTGGTTGTTCTACATTTAAAGATTTAATTGCTTCAAAGAAATTACATATTGTTGATGCTGAAACTATTACAGAAATGTGTACATTTGTTGCTAGAGGCGCTTCATTTGAGGCAGTTGCGCCTAATCATGATGATTTAGTTATGAATTTAGTAATGTTTGGTTGGTTTACTACAACAGATATATTTGCAGGATTAACTAATATTGATATGAAACAATTAATGTATAAAGAACAATTAAAGGCAATTCAAGACGATATGTTGCCTTTTGGCTTAATTGAAGACGGAAGAGATAGAAAAGAAGGAGTTGGTGACGGTGAGGGTAATGTATGGTTCGAGGTAGATCATCTCTAGAATTATTATTTATATAAATAAAACTGTTGAATATAACCGTATTATGAAAAACTTATTAAACTAACTCAAATTGAGAGGACAAAAAAATGGCATTTCAAGTATCACCAGGCGTTCAAGTCAAGGAAATTGACGCAACGAACGTGGTACCTGCAGTTTCTACTAGTATTGGTGGATTTGTGGGTAGCTTTGTATGGGGTCCGGTCAACGAGGTTATTACGGTTAGTTCAGAAAACGAATTAGCTGGAATCTTCGGAACACCAGATTCTACTACAAGCAAACACTTTTTAACTGCTGCTTCATTCTTAAAGTACGGAAACGCGCTTAAAGTAGCACGTGCTGATGCATCTGATATGAAGAACGCAACAGACGGTACAGCACTTAAAATTAAAAACGAAGACCATTATGATCAACTTGAGGCTGCGGGTTCTTTAACAGGAACTTTCGTTGCAAAATATCCAGGTGCTTTAGGCAATAGCTTAAAGGTGGAGATTTGTTCAAGTGTGGCTGCATTTACCAACTGGACAGGTGGCACAGGCGAACCTGATCCAAAAAATGCATTTGATGCTGCACCAGGAACTTCTGATAGCGCGTCAGCTGCAGGAGCAAGCGAAGATGAAATACACGTAGCAATTATTGATGAAGACGGATTATGGAGTGGAACAAAAGGAACAATCCTAGAAACATTCGCATTCTTATCTTTATCATCTCAAGGTAAAAAATCAGATGGTACAACTAATTATTACAAAGACGTAATTAATAGACAATCCGAATATGTATGGTGGAGTGGACATAACTCAGCATTCGATTCAACTGATGCATCAGGAAGCGGAGAAAGCGCAGTACCTGCTACATCTGGAGCAGGTGAAGGCTTTACAAGTGGAGAAGCATTTGCTAATTCATCAAGTATTCAGGGTGTATCACTAGCAGGCGGAGTAAGTGCAAATGACGGAGCTCACGGAGACATTACAACAACGTTTGATGTATGTTTCGCAGATTCCGAAACAGTAGATGTAAATTTACTTTTTGCATATCCGGATGCATCAGCTCATAACATTGCTAATAAATTAATTACAATTTGTGAAGCAAGAAAAGATTGTATGGCTTTTGTATCACCACCAATTGCTTCATCAGCTAACGGCGGTTCAGTAGCTAACGTTGTAACATGGGCTAATACATTACCATCAACGTCTTATGCTTCAACTGATTCATCAGCCGTATATGTGTATGATAAATACAACGATGTTAACATCTATATTGGTGCATGTGGTCTTTTAGCAGGTCTTTGTGCAAATACAGATAATGTTGCAGATGCATGGTTTAGTCCAGCAGGTGTAACAAGAGGACAACTTCTAGGTGTAATAAAGTTAGCACTTAATCCAAAGAAAGCGGATAGAGATACTCTTTATAAAGCAAGAGTTAATCCATTAGTATCTTTCCCAGGACAAGGTACAATGTTATTTGGAGATAAAACTTTATTATCCAAACCAAGTGCGTTCGATAGAATCAATGTTAGAAGATTATTTATTGTTATTGAGAAGGCAATTAGCACAGCTGCTAAAGGTCAACTCTTTGAATTCAACGATGAATTTACAAGAGCTCAATTCAGAAATCTTTTAGAACCATTCTTAAGAGACGTAAAAGGTAGAAGAGGTGTAACTGACTTTAAAGTTGTTTGTGATGAAACAAATAACACTGGTCAGGTAATTGACGCTAATAGATTTGTAGCTGATATCTTTATCAAGCCATCAAGATCTATTAACTTCATTTCATTAAACTTTATAGCAACAAGAACCGGAGTCGATTTCACTGAAATCGCTGGCGTATAATAGGAGATTAAAATGGCAATTTTAGGCGTAGATGATTTTAAATCAAAACTCGTAGGAGGTGGCGCACGTTCCAACATGTTCAAAGTAACATGTAATTTCCCTTCATATGCTCAAGGTGACGTTGAACTATCTTCATTCATGATCAAAGGTGCTCAGTTTCCTTCATCAGTTGTAGCTCCTATCCCTGTATTATTCAGAGGTAGACAGTTACAAATTGCTGGAGACAGAACATTTGAACCAGTTTCATTAACAGTTATTAATGATACTGGATTCGAAGTAAGAAACGCTTTTGAAAGATGGATGAATGGTATTAACGAGCACAACAATAATAGCGGTATAAGTAATCCTACTGATTACATGGCTGATATGCTTGTTGAGCAGCTTAATAAGCAAGGTGAAGTTACTAAGACTTATGATCTTAGAGGCGTTTTCCCAACTAACTTATCAACTATTGAACTTTCATATGATAACGAAAATCAGATTGAAGAATTCACAGTTGAAATGCAAGTACAATATTGGGAATCAAATACCACTTCTTAAAAGGTATATAAATAGTATTAGAGGAGGGAGGATAATCTCCCTCCGATAATATGAGGTAAAAAACTATGGCAGAATTTTTTGGTTTCGAAATAAAGAGGGCTGGACAAGAAAAACAGTTACCTTCCTTTGTTCCGAATACAGATGAAGATGGCGTTGGTGTAATATCGGCAGGTGGACATTTCGGTCAATATATTGATATTGATGGAGATGGAGCTAAGAATGAGATTGATCTTATTCTTAAATACCGTGATATTGCTACTCAACCAGAATGTGATGCAGCTGTAGAAGACATTATTAATGAAGCGATTGTAGGTGATAATAAATCAGCACCCGTAGAAATAATTTTAGATAATGTTGAGGCATCTCCTAAGATTAAAACTGCAATGAAGACAGAGTTCGAAAATATTGTAAGTTTATTAGGATTTAAAGCTTATGCTCATGACATTTTTAGAAAATGGTATATCGATGGCAGATTACCATATCACATCATAATTGATACATCGAATCCGCAGAAAGGGATTCAAGAATTACGGTATATCGATCCAACCAAACTTAGAAAAGTAAAAGAGGTCGAAGAAGATAGAGATCCAAAAACTGGTGCGACTATAATTAAAAAGGTTGACGAGTTTTTTATTTTTAGTAAAGGCAAAGATGGTGCAGGTGAAGGGTTAAAGATACATCCTGATGCAATTGCATATTGTACATCAGGTGTTTTAGATCCTGCGAGAAAGAGAATTCTTTCATATATGCATAAGGCTATCAAGCCAACTAATCAATTAAGAATGATGGAAGATGCTCTTGTCATTTACAGAATATCAAGAGCACCAGAAAGAAGAATATTTTACATTGATGTAGGTAACTTACCTAAAGGTAAAGCTGAAGAATATCTAAAAAATATTATGAATCAATATAGAAATAAATTGGTTTATGATGCTAAAACTGGAGATATTAAAGACGATAAGAAACATATGTCGATGTTGGAAGACTTTTTCCTACCAAGAAGAGAGGGAGGAAGAGGTACTGAAATATCAACACTACCTGGAGGTGAAAACTTAGGACAAATTGAAGATATTTTATACTTCCAAAAGAAATTATATAGAAGTTTAAACGTTCCTGTAAACAGATTAGAACAAGAATCTGGATTTAATTTAGGAAGAGCCACTGAGATATCAAGAGACGAAGTTAAATTTAAAAAGTTTATTGATAGATTAAGAGGTAGATTTAGTGATTTATTTATGCAATTGCTGAAAACTCAGTTAATGCTAAAAGGCGTAATTACTAAAGATGATTGGAAAGATTGGAAAGAAAATATTTCTTTTGACTATCTAGAAGATAATTATTTCTCTGAATTAAAAGAAGGTGAAATTACAAGAGAGCGTTTTGAAATGTTATCAACGATGGATGAATATGTTGGTAAGTATATCTCGAATGAATGGGTTAGAAAGAATATTCTAAGACAGAGTGACGATGATATTGCCGAGATCAAAAAACAGATCGAGGATGAAAAAAAGTCAGGAGAAATTGAGTCTGAGGACGATGTTGACTTTTAATTTTTTATAAATATATACGAGGAAAAATAAATGAGTATTGATAATCTAATTAATAATGTTAAAAACGGTGAAAATGTAAAAGCGCAAAAGGATTTTGATAATCTTATGGCGCAAAAAGTAACCGATGCTTTAGATGCTAAAAAGATTGAATTAGCATCTACACTGCAGGATAGAGTAGCTAATAAAGAGGAAAAGTAATGTTAACCTTTGTCGAAATGCGACAAAAAATAGCTGAATCTAAGTTTGGCGAAGTTTCAGTTAAGCTGCCAAGTTCTGCGGATGGTAAAGAAATGAAAGCTACCTTTGATAATAAAGGTTTATCCTATGAGGTATTAGGATCAAAATCACATAAAGGTATGCGAACAATTAGAATAAGAGATTTAAAAGACTTAGGATATAAAATTCCTAAAAATGCTAAAGACGTTAAAGATATTTTAAACGATTTAGCTGCAATGTTATAACGGATAAAAATATGAAGCTAATAGCAGAATATATAGAAAGTGACTTAAAAGTCATAACAGAAAAAGTTAACGGTAAAAAGAGTCTCGTTATCGAGGGTGTTTTTATGCAGGCAGATGCTAAAAACAGAAATGGTAGAATTTACCCTAAAGAGATTCTAGAAAAAGCCGTTAACAAATACGTAACAGAACAAGTAAATACTGGTAGAGCAGTTGGGGAACTTAATCACCCTGAAGGTCCTACCATTAATTTAGATAAAGTTTCACACAAAATTACTGATCTTCATTTCGAAGGAAGTAATGTTGTAGGAAAAGCATCAATTCTTAAAACCCCTATGGGACAAATCGTTGAAGGTTTGCTCGAAGGTGGCGTTAAGCTTGGTGTATCAAGTCGTGGTATGGGAAGTCTTGTACAAAAAAATGGCGTCATGCAGGTGAAAGATGACTTTATGTTATCAACTGTAGATATCGTTCAAGATCCTTCTGCTCCAGAGGCATTTGTCAATGGAATTATGGAGGGTGTTGATTGGGTATGGAATAATGGCGTACTTTGTGCACAGCAGATTGAAGAAATTGAGACTGAAATCAAAGAAGCTAAAAATATGAGATCGGCCGATGTCGAAATCAAAGCTTTCAAAAATTTCCTCTCTAAACTTGTAAATTCTTAATAGGAGAATAATTATGTCAGTAGACGAAGTTAAATTAAATAATGAACTAGTCGAAGACGTATCAGATGCTGAAGAGCTTCAAGATGAGCTCGTTGAAGACGAACAAGTTCAAGACGAGGACATTCTCGAAGCAAAAGCCAAAAAAGAAGCTGGACATGACGGCGATGAAGACGAAGAGGACGAAGTTAAGGAAGATTCCGATGAAGATGACGATGACGATGAAGTCAAAGAAGATTCTGACGAAGATGACGAAGACGAAGAGCCTGTAGTTGAAATGCCTAAAACTAAAGCTGCTATTATGGCGGGCGTAAATGATATGGTCAAAAAGGCTAAAAAAGTAGATGCTCAAAAAATCTATGCTCAAGTAGCTAAAATGGTAGCACCTGATGTTGAACCTGAAAAACAGGTTAAAGATCCAAATGAATCAGTTGACGTAAGTCATATTGATTATCAAGAAGATCTTGATTCATTAGTTGCAGAAGAAGCTACATTAAGTGATGGATTCAAGCAGAAAGCATCTGTAGTTTTCGAAGCTGCTTTAAAATCTAAAGTTGCTGCAGAAAAAGACAGACTTGAAGCTGAGTATGTTACTAATTTAGAAGAAGAAGTTACTTCAATTAAATCAGAGCTTGTAGAAAAGGTAGATTCTTATCTTAACTACGTAGTTTCTAATTGGATGGAAGAAAACGAAGTTGCAATCAATAACGGTCTTAGAACTGAAATTGCTGAAGACTTTATGACTTCACTTCAACAGGTGTTCAAAGAACATTATGTAGAAGTTCCTGAAGGTAAAGTGGATCTAGTTGATGAACTATCAACTCAGGTTTCTGAACTTGAAGAGAGCTTAAACAAATCAACAGAAGATAATATTAAACTTACAGAATCTGTATCTGGTTTACAGAGAGCAGAGATTGTAAGACAAGCATCTTCTGATCTTGCATTAACAGAAGCTGAAAAGCTTTCTTCTTTAGTAGAAGATATTGATTTTGACGATGCAGAATCTTTCGAAATGAAAGTGAATGTAATCAAAGAATCATACTTTAAATCTGAAACTGCAGAAGCTGTTAGTGATGTACAAGAAATAGTTGGTACTGATGAGGCTCCGGCTGATATCAGTGATGTAATGGCTAGATATACTCAAGCTATCACAAAATTTAGTAAATAAATTAAGTCTATAGGGGAAAAACAAAAATGTTTAACGCAGACGCAAAACTAATGGAAAAGTGGACTCCAGTTCTCGAGCACACTGATCTAGAAAATATTACAGATAGTCATAAAAAAGCTGTTACAGCAAGACTATTAGAGAACCAAGAAGTCGCTGCCCGCGAAGAAGCTAGAGCACAACAAGGTAACTTCCTAAACGAAGATGCTGCTGCTAATAGTGTAACTGGTGGTGGAATTGATAACTTTAATCCTGTTCTTATCTCATTGGTAAGAAGAGCTATGCCTAACTTAATTGCATATGATATCGCTGGCGTTCAGCCAATGAGCGGACCAACTGGTCTTATCTTCGCAATGAAGTCAAGATTTGGTACTCAAGCTGGTGCAGAAGCGCTATTTAATGAAGCCGATACTGGTTTCTCTGGCGGAACAGGTACACAAGAAGCTGGACCATCTGGTCTAGAAGCTGCTGTTGATAGTGGTTCAGATAACGACTTAGGTGCTGGTGAAACTGCTGGTGAAATCGTTTCTGACTACGTTGGTGGTATGACTACAGCTCAAGCTGAAGCACTAGGTACTGGCGGTTCAGGTGGATCTTTCGGTGAGATGGCATTCTCAATCGATAAGGTTACTGTTACTGCTAAGTCAAGAGCGCTAAAAGCTATGTACACTATGGAATTAGCACAAGACCTTAAAGCAATTCACGGTCTTGACGCTGAAGCTGAACTTGCAAACATTCTTTCTGCTGAAATCTTAGCTGAAATCAACAGAGAAATTGTAAGAACAGTTAACAGAACTGCTAAGCTTGGTGCACAGACAACTAACGTTGCTGTTAAAGGTATCTTTAACGTAGATAGCGACTCAGATGGCAGATGGTTAGCTGAAAAAGCTAAAGGTCTTATCGTACAAATCGAAAGAGAAGCAAACGCGATTGCTAAAGAGACAAGAAGAGGAAAAGGTAACTATGTTATTTGTTCTTCAGATGTAGCTTCAATCTTAGCTGCTTCAGGTATGTTAGACTACTCACCTGCTCTCGCAACAAACTTAAACGTTGATGACACTGGTAATACTTTTGCTGGTGTTCTGAATGGTAAGTTCAAAGTATATGTTGATCCATATGCTGGACCTGCTGCTTCAGGTAACGTTAGCCAAGACTACGTAACAGTAGGATTTAGAGGATCTAATCCATATGACGCAGGTGTATTCTATTGCCCATATGTTCCTTTAACAATGGTTAAAGCAGTCGGTGAGGAAGACTTCCAGCCAAGAATCGGTTTCAAAACTAGATATGGCATGGTAGCTAACCCATTCGTAGCAACAGACGGCTCAGTAGGTGCTGATAGAAGTAACCCTTACTTCAGAATCTTCAGAGTTGACGGAATTATGGCTAGCGCATAATAGCGATTAGTTATATTCTTAAAGGGAGACTTCGGTCTCCCTTTTTTTATACATTTAACTTTTAAACTAGTATAAATAATAGTATGGCTATCACAACTAATAAAAACTTTTTGTCACCTGTTGGATTTCAGTTCAAACTTGAGGCAGAAAAATATCAAAACATAAACTATTTCTGTACAGCAGTTACAGTTCCAGACGTGTCACTATCAGAAGTTCCTGCACCTTATAAAGGTACAAATATGGCTTTTACTGGTGACAGACTTAATTTTGGTAATTTAAGTATTAGATTTAATATTACAGAGAATATGGAAAACTATATTGAAACATTCGATTGGTTGCATAACTGTATTAATGAAGGAGAATCATTTAAATCTGATGGTACATTACTAATTTTATCAAGTCACAACAACGTAACAAAAGAAATACTTTTTAGAGATTTATTTCCTACAAATTTATCAGCAGTTGAATTTTCTACGCAACAAACTGAAGTGGAATACCTACAAGCAGACGTTACATTTAAATATACATATTTTGAATTTAAATAGTGTACTTTTGTACAGTCTTGTGGTATAATATAATATGGTTTAAAAATAGGAATACATTATGAATACATTAGAACAAATAATTGAGATGTGGAAAAAAGATTGTCAAATCGATGAACTTGAACTCGATGCATCTTCCAGAGAATCAGCAAAGCTTCATTCGAAGTATCTAGAGCTATACTCAATTAATAAATTAAAACTTAAAAAACTAGATAACGACTTTAAAGTGCTTCTTAAGAACAAATGGTTGCATTATAACGGCAAATTGAGCAAAGAAGAAATGGACGAATTGGGATGGAATTATGATCCTCTCGATGGTCTTACTATTTTGAAGGGTGATATGGATAAATTTTACGATGCAGATCCATTAATACAAGAACACCAAGCTAAAATGCAATACACACAAGAGCTTATAGATACTTTAAAGGAAATTTTAGAAAACATTAAGTGGCGACATCAGAACATTAAGAATATTATTGAGTGGAATAAATTTACTAGCGGTATGTAATGGATCTAATTAAAGTCAAAAAGAAAAACGAAGTCTTTCTTCACATCGAAACTGAACCAAGTATAGAACAAGAGTTATCAGAACACTTTTGTTTCTACGTTCCTGGTTACAAGTTTATGCCTGCATACCGTAATAGGATGTGGGATGGAAAGATACGTTTATTTGACTTGAGGGCTAAAACATTATACTCTGGACTGTTCAAATACGTTCAAGAGTTCGCAAAAGTAAGAGATTATGCGCTTGAAGTAGATCAAAATGCCTTTGGAACACCCGAAAGTACACATATTGCTGATATTGAAAGCCTACTGAAGCGGGTGTCACTCTCTGTGCACGGAGATAGTATAACTGCTCGCGATTACCAACTTGATGCGCTCTCGCGCACGATATCAGACAAAAAAGCTTTATTATTATCTCCTACCGCGTCAGGTAAGAGTTTGATCATATATTTAGCTGTAAGATATTACTTAGAGGAATATGATGGTAAAGTTTTAATTATAGTACCTACTACATCTCTTGTAGAACAAATGTATTCTGATTTTGCAGACTATTCAGAGTTTGATGAATGGAGTACAGAAGAAAATTGTCATAGAATATATTCGGGAAAAGAAAGATATCAAATCAATGAAAGAGTTATTATTACTACGTGGCAATCGATTTATAAAATGCAAGCACCATGGTTCAAAGAATATGGTATGGTTATTGGTGACGAAGCACATAATTTTAAAGCTAAATCTTTAACTGCTATTATGGAAAAATGCGTTAATGCACAGTATCGTATAGGTACTACGGGAACTTTAGATGGAACACAAACTCATCAGTTAGTATTAGAAGGTTTATTTGGTCCAGTTTATAAAGTTACCACAACTAAAAAATTGATAGAAGAAAAATCACTGGCTGATTTGGATATTCTTGTATTGTTACTAAAGTATAAAGAAGATTATTGTAAGATGGTATCAAAGATGAAATATCAGGATGAGTTAGATTTTATTGTTAAGTACGAACCTCGCAATAATTTTATATCTAACTTAGCAATGGATCAAGAAGGTAATACACTTATATTATTTCAGTATGTAGAAAAACACGGTAAACCACTCCACAGCATGTTACAAGAAAGGTTTGATGCTTTACCAAGAAAAAGTAGAAAATTATTTTACGTATCAGGAGAAACAGATGTTGAAACTCGAGAGCAAATTCGCGAAATTACGGAACAAGAAAGTGATGCAATCATTGTTGCTAGTATGGGCACTTTTTCTACAGGGATTAATATTAGGCGTTTACACAATATTATTTTTGCTTCACCAAGTAAGTCTCAAATTAGGGTTCTTCAAAGTATCGGAAGAGGATTAAGAAAATCTGATGATGGTATAAATACTAAAGTGTATGATATCGCCGATGATCTTCATTGGAAAGCGAAGAAAAATTATACATTACAACATGCAGCAGAACGTATAAAAATATATAGTAAAGAGAAGTTCGACTATAAATTACATGATATAAATATATAGTATGAAAGAATTAAATATCAGACATTTTAAACTTACTAGCGGAGAAGAGGTGATTGGACTAGTTCAACACTCAGACGAGAACGCCTTCGTGTTAGAACGTCCCGTTCAGATTAAAATGAATAATTTGGGAATGTACATGTATTCGCCGTGGTTCCCATTTTCTGATAAAAAAATATTTAAATTATTTAAAAGACATGTTATTAATCATGTTGAAATTGAAGAAGATTCGAAAAAGCAATACATTAATTATAATGTTGGTGAGAAGAAAGATCTTACTAGCTTTAACGAATTGGTCGAGAAGATAGCTGATGAATATCAGGCTTCTATGGAATATGAAGACTATGAACCAGCCGAAGATATCGACCCAACACCCAAAGAAACAATACACTGATATGGTATCCTCCTCTGCCTCAGCAGCTATATTATTATACCACACTTTTTCAGTTTTGTAAACCCTTGGGAGTAAAAAAAATTAAATAAAAAAAAGATGTACATTATGACTAAACTATGGTATAATAGATCTAATTATATGGAGAAATTGAATGAAACTCAAACCTAAAGAAAAACCTCATTACGTTAATAATAGAGAATTTTCAGAAGCAGTCTTTGACTATGCAGTTTTAGTAAGGGAAGCAAAGGAAAAAAATACACAAGTTCCTAAAGTAACCGATTATATTGCAAGATGTTTTATTAAGATTGCTGAAGGATTATCTCACAGACCAAACTTTGTAAGATACACTTATAGAGAAGAAATGGTAATGGATGCAGTAGAAAATTGTTTAAGAGCTATCGGTAATTATAATATCGAAACAGCTACAAGAACAGGTAAACCAAATGCATTCTCTTATTTTACTCAAATTTGTTACTTCGCATTTATTAGAAGAATCACAAAAGAGAAAAGACAACAAGATATCAAATTCAGATTTATCGAAAAGATGGGTATCGAAGACTTTACTCAAATGGGTATGGATGAATCAGGTGCACAAGAAACAATGGCTTATGTTGATACATTAAGACAAAGAATTTCGCAAGTTAAAAGTAACGATGCTGCACTAAAAGAATTTAAAAAGATTGAGAAAGAGAAAGAAAAACTAGAACTCTTCATGGTATAATATGAAAATAGCTATTTTAAATGACACACATTGTGGTGTTAGGAATTCTTCTGATATATTTCTAAAGTATCAGGAAAGATTTTACGAGGAAGTATTTTTTCCTTATCTAAAAGAACATAACATAACACAAATACTACATTTAGGTGATTATTATGAACACAGAAAATTCGTCAACTTTAAAGCGCTCAATGCTAATCGTAAGCATTTTCTTGAGCCTATGCGCGATGCTGGTATTACCATGGATATTATTCCCGGAAATCATGATGTATACTTCAAAAATACAAATGAGTTGTGCAGCCTCAAAGAGTTGTTGGGTTATTTTACCAGCAATGTAAATATTATTATGAAGCCAACTGTGTTGGATTATGATGGATTAGGTGTAGCAGTTATCCCTTGGATCAATAATGCAAACTATAAAGAATATACTGATTGGGCTTTAAATTGTAAAGCTCCTATTCTTGGTGCGCATTTAGAGTTAAAGGGATTTGATATGATGGCAGGAATAAGCAATCCTCATGGCATGAATGCTGATATTTTCTCACGATTTGAGATGGTGTTATCAGGTCATTTCCATACTAAATCGCACAGAGATAATGTTCACTATCTTGGTTCACAAATGGAATTTACTTGGGCAGATGTTGATGATCCAAAATATTTCCACATTTTAGATACAGAAACAAGAGAACTTGAGGCAGTAAGAAATCCTATTACTATGTTTAAAAAGATCATATATGATGATACAAAAGTAGATTATAACAAGTTTGATTTTAGTGAATACGAGAAAAAATTTATAAAATTGATCGTGTTAAATAAAAATGATCTTTATATGTTTGACAAGTTTATCGATAAATTACAAAGTATTGATACTTATGAATTGAAGATTGCTGAATCGTTTGAAGAATATTTAGGAGAAAGCGTAGAAGATGAAAAGATTTCTCTTGAAGATACAACAGTCTTATTAGATTCTTATGTAGAAGCTGTAGAAACAGATCTTGATAAGGATCATTTGAAAATTGAATTGAGAAAGCTTTATACAGAAGCACAAAATTTAGAGGTAGTATGATACATTTTAAATCGGTTTCTTGGAAGAATTTTCTTTCTACAGGAAACGACACTATTAAAATTGAATTAAATAGATCACCGTCAACACTAATCGTAGGTCAAAATGGAGCAGGCAAATCAACTATGTTGGATGCTTTATCTTTTGGTCTATTTGGAAAGCCGCACAGAGATATCAAGAAAGATCAAATGATCAATAGTATTAATAAGAAAGGTACGGTTGTAGAAGTTGAATTTAAAATTGGCGATTCTGATTTTAAAATTATGAGAGGTATTAAACCAAATAAGTTTGAGATCCATCAAAATGGTAATATGATCAATCAAGCTTCTAACGCAAGAGATTATCAGAAATTCTTAGAACAAAATATCTTAAAACTAAATCACAAATCATTTCATCAAGTAGTTGTATTAGGTAGTAGTTCATTCATTCCATTTATGCAACTTCCTGTTTGGTCGAGAAGAGGTGTTATTGAAGATTTATTAGATATCAATATATTCTCTAAAATGAATACATTATTAAGAGAAAGAAATGCTAAGATTAAAGATGAGCTTACAGATATTAATCATCAAATCGATTTATATAAAACTAAGATAGAAGGTCAAACAAAATACATTAAAGATCTTCAATCAATCAATAAAGATTTAGTTGAAAATAAGAAAGAAAGCATTAAAACACATGAAGAAGATATTAAAAACCTAATTCAAGAAACATCTGATCTTAATGAAAATCTACAAAGTCATATCGATATTGAAACAAAAAGATCTGACGATCTTAAAACAACAGCAACTCAACTAAAGTCGTATGATCTACAATTTAGTGCTAAAATTAAAGAGCTAGTACAGCAATCTAAGTTCTTCGAAGAAAATGATCAATGTCCAACATGTGATCAAGAAATTAACGAAGATATTAAAGATGCAAAAATTAATGCAATTAAAAAGTCAGCAGCTGAAGTTCAACAGGGTATGGAAAAACTAAAACAAGAAGTCGATCAAAATTATGCAGATGTTGAAGATTCTCGAAGCAAGATGACGCATTTATTAGAAAGACAAAGAAAAATTATTTCAAATAATGATAAAATCTCTTTGATCCAAAAAGACATCGATAGTATTCAAAAAGAAATAAGTGGTTTATTACAATCAAGCGGTGATATTAAAACTGCCAAAAAAGAAATGGAATCGCTTAGAAAATCAAAAGAAACTATTACTGAAAAGAAATTAGAATACGTTGAAGAAAGAACTTATAACGAAGTTATAGGGGAGATGCTTAAAGATACTGGTATCAAGACGAAAGTGATTAAACAATATTTACCTGTTATGAATCGTCTAATCAACCAGTATCTACAAGTGCTAGATTTCTTTGTAGCATTTCACTTAGATGAAAACTTCAATGAAACAATTAGATCACGACACAGAGATACATTTAACTATGCATCTTTCAGTGAAGGTGAAAAACAAAGGATTGACTTATCGCTTCTATTCACATGGAGGCAAATAGCTAAGATGAAAAACTCTGCAGCTACAAATCTTTTGGTTCTCGATGAAACGTTTGATTCCAGTTTAGATCATGATGGTATTGATAATTTGACAAAAATTCTAAATACACTTGAAGATGGAACAAACGTATTCATCATTTCTCATAAGGGTGATATATTAGAAAACAAGTTTAGATCTAAGATCGAGTTTATAAAAGATAGGAATTTTTCAAAAATTAAATGAAGACAACAGCATTAGTATTAGGTAACGGTGAATCGAGAAAGGGTATAGATTTTAGATCTGAATATCCTGGTACTTTTGTTATTGGTTGTAATGGAGCATACAAAGAATCACCAGATGCTTTAGTTTGTACTGACGCTTATATGCAACATATTATATATGAAACTGGATATTGTAAAGATCATTTTTGTTTATTTACAGAATGGGATCCAATTCCAAATTATGCAGTTGATGCAATAGCGGCTTCATTTAATAAACCAATTATTAGACATACCGTTGTTGATAGTGAGTTTGCTCAAGTTGCAGGAAGCGAACATTATGTGTATGTCACTCATACTCATCCTAAAGATATGGTTGAATCTATACCAGAAAAAATGGTATCTTCAGGGTCAAGAGCAATCGAAATAGCATGTCAAATGGGATTTAATGAAATTATATTATTAGGTTTCGATGGAATGGGCGCCACAAACATCTATCAAGAAGATAAAGGCTATGAAAGATCCACTCCTCGACCTGAATGGGTTGAAGAAAGAAATAGTATCAAAAATAGGTTTCCAGATATAAATATTATTGAGGGGCTGTAGCTCAGTAGGGAGAGCGACTGGTTTGCATCCAGTAGGTCGTAGGTTCGATTCCTATCAGCTCCACCACGCGTCTTATACGAAAAAGTTATAAGCATATAATAAAAATATATAAAAAATATATACTTTTTTTAGGGGGCCCCTATGTACAAGGGCCCTTAGATTTGGTATAATGGTACCATAAATTGATAAAGGAGTGATAAATGCAACTAGCTAAATTACTAGCCAAAGAAAACGTTACAGTGCAATACGGTAATTACAAAACCGCATGGTTTGATATTAAAAATCGTACACTGGGTTTACCTATGTGGAAAGATATGGGTAAAGACGTTCAAGATCTTTTGGTTGGTCATGAAGTTGGCCACGCACTAGAAACTCCATACGAAGGTTGGCACGATAGTCCTGAAAAACTAGAAGGCTGTCCTCGTTCTTACATTAACGTTATCGAAGATGCTAGAATTGAAAGAAAAGTAAAAGCTAGATATCCAGGACTTGTTGGTCCTTTTTCTAGAGGTTACAAAAAATTAGTAGAAGGTGGTTTCTTTGGTGATAATATATTAGATACAGATTGGGAAGAAGTCAAGCTTATTGACAAAATCAATCTAAAGGCAAAAATCGGTAATCTTATCGATGTACCTTTTACAGAAGAAGAAAAAGTATTTTATGATAGAGCTATGTCAACTCAAGAGTTTAGCGAAGTTCTACAATTAGTAAAAGATATATTAGCTTGGACAAAAGAAAACCAAGAGGAATTGATCCAACCTGAAGGCATGTTGGAACAAGAAGAATCTGAGGGAGATCAAAATGACGATCCAACATCGGATGGTCATGATGATTTAGAATCAGATAACCAAGAAACTACAGATGAGAACAATACGAACGGCAGTAACGGTGACGATGCAGAAACTGAGGAACAAGAAAATGATCATCAAGAATCAGTTTCTGCATCAACACCAATGCATTCTCAAGACGATGTTTCTGTAACTGACGAAATATTTAGAAGTAAAGAAAAAGATTTATTAGATACTAACGAAAATGGTAGACAACCTCTTGTAATTAGAGAAGTTCCTAAGCATCTTCAAGAACAAGTTGTTACACCATATAGTAAACTAAAAGAGTTAAGACAGAAAAAATACGAATATGTCACAAACTGCGAAGAATCATACTACGCAGAAGCTATTCAGCAATTCGAGAATACGAAGAAAGATTTTCCCCAGTTTTTAAAAGGTGTTAAGAAAAATATTCAGTTTGCTGTAAAAGAATTTGAGCAAAGAAAAGCAGCTACTCAATGGCAAAAAGCTTCAGTTTCAAAAACTGGTAACTTAGATGTCAATAAGCTATGGTCGTACAAAACAAACGATGATATTTTTCTAAGAACTACAAGATTGGCAGATTCTAAAAATCATGGTATGATGATGGTTGTCGATTTCTCTGGTTCGATGTCAAGTTCAATGAAGTATGTTCTTGATCAAGTTATTCATACTGTTATGTTTTGCAAAGCAGTAAACATACCATTCGAGGTTTATGCTTTCTCATCAACAAATAATATTGATTGGAAACTTTATAAAGACGGAGATATGGATTTAGATGATTGCACAATGCCACAACTAACTTCATCTACTTTAAATAAAAATGATTTTGAAGAGTCAATAAGATTCTTGTATATGAGAACAGTTGTAGATCATTGGACAGTAAGTAACTTTCTTGCAAAATGCGAAGATTATGGTTCAACACCGCTCAATCAAGCTTTGGTTATAATACACGATATTTGTAAGAAGTTTAAAGCTAAAAACAATATTGAAAAAATGAATCTTATAACATTTACTGACGGTGATGCAAATTCTGTTAGAGTAGTTTCTGATAGAAAATTAGAAGATATCAAACTTAGCAGTGAAAACTATCATTTTGGTGATAGAGATGGTTATAAGATTTTGATCGATGGTAAAATTGTAAAAGCTGAATCTAAAAGACAGGTTACTGCAAAGCTTCTCGAAAATCTTGGAAAAAGATACGGAATTAAAACAATTGGTTTCTTCATGGCAGATAATAATCACATGTGGAATTCTAAATTAGGAGATATTTGTTGGTCAAGTAACAAAATTTGGGAAGATTGGAGAGCAGAAGCTAGAAAAGAATACACAAAAAATAAGTGTGTAGAAGTTAAAGGTTATTCTGGTTATGATACATATTATCTTGTTAAAGGTAATCAAAATCTTGATACTGCTGCAGATGATTTCGATGTGAATGAAGATGCAACAAAAGGTCAAATTGGTACAGCGTTTAAGAAATACTCAAAGAGTAAAAAATTGAACAAAGTATTGATGACAAAGTTTGGAGCAGCTGTTGCCTAAACGAAAAAAAATGAAAAAAAGTGAAAAAAAGCATGTACAACAGCCCCATTATTTGGTATAATGGGTACATAAATTGATAAAGGAGTGATTATATTATGAAAGAATTGAAAATATCAACGCAGAAGATCTTGGAAGAATTATCTAAGAATTATCCAGATCAAAAGCATTTTAGGAAAAATGTGATTGAAAGTACTGCAAAAAGTATGGGTTATACAGGAAAAGATTTCTACCCCATTCTTACTAAAGAAAATAGAGTTAAGATTGGTACATACGATCTTAGCGCACTTATTCAACCATACGAATCGAATGTGGTTAATTTACCAAAAGGATCTGTTGCTAAAATGCAATCGATTGTAAACGAAGAAAAAACATTCGCGAAAGTTGATCCAACGTTTGTACCTTGGGGAGCTTATCACGATATCGTTAAAGTTATTAAATCAAATATGTTCTATCCAGTTTACATTTCTGGTTTATCAGGAAATGGTAAAACATTTATGGTAGAACAAGCATGTGCAAAACTTAATAAGGAGTTTATACGTGTTCAAATTAATCCAGAAACAGACGAAGATGATTTGCTCGGTGGTTTCAGACTTATTGATGGAGAAACAGTCTTCTCTAAAGGTCCAGTTCTCAAAGCAATGGAGAACGGTGCAATCTTACTTCTTGACGAAGTCGATAGAGCTACAAATAAAATTATGTGTCTTCAAGGTATATTGGAAGGCAAACCTGTTGTTGTTAAGAAAACGGGTGAAACAATATCTCCTAAAGATGGCTTCAATGTTATAGCCACAGCAAACACAAAAGGTAAAGGTTCAGAAGATGGCAGATTTACTGCAGCTTCAATTATTGACGAAGCTTTCCTTGAAAGGTTTACTATTGCAGTTGATCAAAAGTTTCCATCACCTTCAATCGAAACTAAGATTGTTAAAAATCACATGGAAAAGTTTGATACTAAAGATGATGATTTTGCTGAGAAATTAGTTTCTTGGGCAGATATTATCAGAAAAACATTTTATGATGATGGTGTTGATGAAGTGATTTCAACAAGAAGGTTGTGCCACATTGTTCAATCTTTCTCCATCTTTGGAAACAAAATGAAATCAATCGATCTTTGTATCGCAAGGTTCGATGATGATACTAAAGAAGCTTTCTTAGATCTTTATTCTAAGGTGGATTCAGGTGTCACTTTTGAAGAGGACAGCAATGGCGAAATCTAAACCAAATTACAAGTTTAACGAGGAAGCTCTGATCAAAGAGCTTCAATCGTATATCGATTCTACATACGGAGCCCACTATGGTCAAGGTGGACTTCAATCAAGTGAAGTTATAGTTGACCGCGGACATGGTCTAGGATTTTTCCTTGGAAATGTCGACAAATATAATGCTAGGTATGGGAAAAAAGGTGGTCCTAATGATCATCGAAAGGATCTAATGAAAGTATTACACTATGCTTTGTTAGCGTTATATGAACATGATAGAATTAATCGAGGAAAATAATTATGAATATATCAAGTGAAACTATTAATATCTTAAAAAACTTTTCAGGTATTAACGCAAATTTAGTCTTTAAACCAGGCCAAGGTCTATCAACTATTTCAGAAGCAAAAACCATTATGGCAAAAGCTACTGTTACAGAAGATTTTCCAGTCGAGTTTGGAGTCTACGATCTTAGTGAATTCTTATCAGTAATGAGTCTAGTTGATTCTCCAACACTAATGTTTGAAGACAAATCTGTCTTTATTCATGGTCCTGGAGGACAAAAGGTCAGATATTACTATTCTGAATTGGAGATACTTACTCAACCAACTAAAGATATCACAATGCCAGAATGCGAAGTGAATTTTAATTTGTCAGCAGATAACTTAGACAAAATTAAAAAAGCTGCTGCAGTTCTTGGTCATGCAGAATTAATGTTTAGTTGTGAAGGTGGTAATATTACGGCGAAAGTATTTGACGAAAAAGATTCGACAGCAAATACTTTTGATATTGATTTAGATATCACATCAACTGAAGTTTTTAAATATGTCTTTAGCATTTCAAATCTTAAAATGCTTCATGGCGATTATAATGTTTCGATTTCTTCTAAGCTAATTTCTAATTGGAAAAATTCAAATGTTCCAGTAGAATATTTTATTGCTTTAGAGAAATCATCAAAATACGGTGTATAAATATATTATGCACAGTAAAAATTCTCATACATATTATGAGGATAATATGAGGTGTGCTGCATGGGGCAGGCATCTCTCAATTAGTCTACTTTGCAAAGGAGAAGAAAATGACTGAAGAAGTAATGGCACCTGAGGGTGTAGAAGAGGAGCAAGCTGCTCCGCAACTGAGTCTGCAAGACATCGCAACTATGGTACAGATTATTGACATCGTATCAAGACGTGGTGGCTTTGAAGGCCCAGAGCTAGAGTCAGTTGGTGGATTAAGGAATAGAACAGTAGCATTTCTAAATGCTGCAGCTCCTAAAGGTGAAACACCTGAAGGCGCAGTTCCTGAAGTACCAGCAGGCGATGATCTACCTGAAGAGGTAGAAGCTGAAGAAGTTAATTAAACTTCTTACTCGCGAGGGTGAAATTCCCTCGCATATTTTTTTATTATATTGAGGAATTATATTATGGATCGCAATGAATTATCACGCTTAATCGAAGCACTACAAAAAGGAACAGTTACTGTTACCTTCCAAAAAATTAACTCTGACGAAGTTCGAGTTATGCCTTGTACACTAAATCCACTTATCTTAAAAGCTAATGGAGTTCAAACTGTTATTGAAAGTATCAATCCTGATACAGATCATGTTGCATGTTGGGCACTTGATAAAGATGCATGGAGGTCATTCAGAGTAGACACTGTACTTGGTTGGGAGGTACTATAATGAACGAATTTCTATGGGTAGAAAAGTATCGTCCACAAACAATTAAAGATTGTATTTTACCACAAAATATCAAAACTACATTTGAAGATATTGTCAAGGGAGGTGAACTACACAATATGCTTCTGACTGGCACTGCTGGTCTTGGTAAAACAACAGTCGCAAAAGCTTTGTGCAACGAATTAAATTTGGATTATCTATTGATCAATGGTTCAGAAGAATCGGGTATTGATACTCTTAGAAATAAGATCAAACAATTCGCTTCGTCGATATCACTCCAAGGTGGCTATAAAGTAGTCATCCTAGACGAAGCGGATTATCTTAATGCTCAATCTACACAACCAGCATTACGTGGATTTATCGAAGAATTCTCTGCAAATTGTAGATTTATATTAACATGTAACTTTAAAAATCGAATTATCGATCCTTTACATTCACGTTGTACTACGATAGAGTTTAATATTTCAAAAGCGCAATCAGCTAAATTGTGTATGCAATTCCTAGAAAGGTGTGGTTATATCTTAACACAAGAAGGAATTAAATACGAGGATCAAGTGTTAGCTGAATTAATTATGAAACATATGCCCGATTGGCGTAAAGTTATTAATGAACTTCAAAGATATTCAACTTCAGGCGTTATTGATTCAGGTATCTTAGTTTCATTATCGGAAATATCGTTAAATGATTTAATGATCCACTTAAAAGACAAAAACTTTAAAGCAATGCGACAATGGGTTGCAAATAACATTGACTCAGAACCAGCTGCAATTTATCGTAAGATTTATGATAATATGACTGATTATATTGAACCATCATCAGTACCACAAGCAGTTTTGATTCTTGCTGATTATCAATACAAAAATTCTTTTGTTGCTGATCACGAACTAAATACAGTTGCATGCTTAACAGAAATAATGGCAGGAGTTCAATTCAAATGAGATGGGAAATAGTAAAAGTTCACTTCGAAGGTGATACGCAGAAATGGCGTGCAGTATGTTATAACGAAAAAAACGTTGTTATACATGAAAAAACATTTCACTTTTTTCTAGCCGCTGAAGATTATATAAAGGAACAAAATGAATCCATTTGAATATTTAAACGCAATTAATACATCTAAAAAGAATATTATGGTAGATGATATTGCCGAAAAAGATTATAACGCCTTTATGGTAAATCGTGGTCTATCATACTTTGCAGATACAGTTTTGCTTGCCAATGAAATGAACCTAAATCACCATTTAGATAGTCGTCTTCAATTTGATTTTTTTATAAATATAATTAAGAAGAAAAAAAGATTCTCAAAGTGGTTAAAAGCCGCAGATATCGAGAATCTTGAGGTTATTAAAGAATATTATGGATATAGCGAGGAAAAAGCTAAATCTGTATTATCATTATTTAATGATGAAGATATTAACGAATTGAAAAATAGGATTTATAAAGGTGGAAAACGAAAATAATAACATAGAAGTCTCATGGTCACCAGCTGGAATGCTAGAGATCACACTTAACGAACCTGACGATTTTCTGAAGATTAGAGAAACACTAACTAGAATTGGTGTAGCTTCAAGAAAAGATCAAAAACTCTATCAGTCTTGTCACATTTTACACAAACAAGGCAGATATTTTATTGTACATTTTAAAGAATTATTCTTATTAGATGGTAAGCCATCTAACTTACTCTTAAATGACATTCAACGTAGAAATACTATTGCTACCTTGTTGGCCGATTGGGGACTCATTACACTAGTAAATCCTGAAGAAGCAAAGGACATTGCACCACTTAGACAAATTAAAGTGATTCCATTCAAAGAAAAATCTGAATGGCAACTATGTCCAAAATACAACATAGGAAATAGTAATAAGGATGAAAATAAATAAAGAATTAAAACACTTAGGTTTAATACCAAAAAATAAAGCGTATGAAAACCAAATGACTTTAGCAAAATATATGTACGCATTTATATTGGGCGTATTATTTGCTGAACTATTTATGTAAACTGACAAACTAGTTTGTATAAATAATATCGAGATGCCGAAGGTTCGGGTCTCATTTACAATTAACCTTGCTTAATAATAGGAGGAAAACATGGTTAGAAATACTTTGAACGTACCGCGTTCACTTTTTGTAGGCTTTGAAGGCCTGTTTGATGAGCTAGAAAGAATTCATACTTCTGCTAGATCTGGAAACGATAACTACCCACCACACAACATTGTAAAGATCGATGATGAAAAATTTCTCATCGAGCTAGCTGTTGCAGGTTTCACGCAAGAAGATATCGAACTTGAAGTCAAGGACGGTATTCTTAAAGTGCGAGGAAAAATCGAAGGTGATGAACGCGAATATGCATGGAAAGGTATCTCGTCCCGCAAATTCGAGAAGAGCTTCCGACTCTCAGAATTTGTTGTAATCGACGGTGCCGACTTGGAGAATGGAATACTAGTGGTGTATGCCAGAGTGGAACTTCCCGAAGAGAGGCGTCCTAGGAAGATCGAAATAGGGTCTGCTGGGGCATCAAAGAAGAAACAATTCCTTAAGGAATAGTCAATCAGCGAACACCCAGTGGATTGTAATACTCAATTTACTGGAGAACAGCAATGAAAACTTTTATGCATTTTATGCACAAACACGAGGACATTGCAGAGACCCTAAGCGGTGTAATTGTTATGCTAGCTACTGGAGGTGTAATCTTAGGAGTTGCACCATTAGTAATGTATTTACAGGTTTACTCGTTTTAGGTTCTGTAAGACTCACGAGGGGGAGGAAACTCCCCTTCACTTTTATATGAAAAAAATGGTTTACATTATGGGAAAAGTATGGTATAATAGGTACTATAAATTGAGAGTGATCACATTATGAAATTTTACACATCTGTTAGTCGTTACGGTAATAATCTACTTTATCGTGGTTACGACAATGGCAAAAAAATACAAAAACGAATAAAATACAAACCTACGTATTTTGTTTCTACAAATAAATCTACAGGTTGGAAATCACTTGATGGAGTAAACGTTGCTCCTATTCAGTTCGATTCTATGCGCGATGCAAAAGAATGGCTTCAAGTAAATAAGCAAGTTGTTGGTCGACATATCTATGGTAATGACAAACATATTCCAGCTTTCATTAACGATGATTTTCCTGGTGATATCGAGTTTGATCGTAATCAGATCAACGTAACAACAATCGATATCGAGGTACAATCAGACGCTGGTTTCCCAGAACCAGAACAAGCTGCACACGAAATTACAGCTATTACAATCAAAAACAATATCGATAATACATACTACGTTTGGGGTTTAGGTGACTATGACGTAGAAAATGGTTACATGCAAGATAATCGTGTAATCTACAAAAAGTGTAAAACCGAAGCAGAACTTCTTCTTGAATTTGTTGCGCATTGGTCATTACCTTCAAATTGTCCAGATGTTGTGACTGGTTGGAACTCAAGATTCTTTGATATACCTTATATTGTCAATCGTATATTTCGTATACATGGCGAAGAAGTTGTCAAGCGTTTATCACCTTGGGGATTAATCGATAGACGTGATGTTACTACGATGCAACGTAAACATATCGCATACGAAATTCAAGGTATTGCTCAAATGGATTATCTTGATTTATTCAAAAAATTTGGTTATTCATATGGTCCACAAGAATCGTATAAGCTTGATCATATTGCGCATGTTGTTCTAGGTGAACGCAAGCTATCATACGAAGAATTTGGTAATCTACACACATTATACTTACACGACTATCAAAAATTTATCGACTATAATATCAAAGACGTTGAATTGGTTGATCGTATCGAAGATAAAATGGGTTTGATTACATTGGCACTTACTATGGCATATCGTGGTGGTGTTAACTATGGAGATGTGATGGGTACAACTGCTATATGGGATGCTATCATATTCAGAAATCTATATCAAAACAAAGTAATTGTTCCATTCGCAGAAGAAAAATTCAAATCACCATATCCTGGTGGCTATGTAAAAGATCCGCATGTTGGTATGCATGATTGGGTTGTTTCTTTCGATTTAAACTCGCTATATCCATCAATCATTATGCAATACAACATGTCACCAGAAACAATTATCGATGGTAAAGTTGTAGCTCTCGACGTCGATAAATGTATTCGAGGTATTCAAGCAGATACAAATGGTCAATGTGTTGCTGCATCAGGTCAATATTTCAAAACAGATAAAAAAGGCATCTTACCTCAAATCATCGATCAAATGTATAGCGAACGTGTTGTAATCAAAAAGCAAATGTTGGCATCTCAACGTGAACTAGAAAGGGTAAACAAAAATGATAAACAAGAATTATATCGCATTCAGCGAGACATCGCAATTGCAGAAAATCAACAAATGTCTATTAAAATTCTTCTTAACAGTCTTTATGGTGCTCTCGGCAACAAGTACTTCAGATTCTTCGATCAACGAATCGCAGAAGGTATTACTCTTACAGGACAGCTTACTATTCGATGGGCAGAAAAGGCGATCAATCAATACCTCAACAAAGTGCTTAAAACAACTAAAGATTACGTACTTGCCATCGACACCGATTCAGTGTATGTATGCTTAGATGATCTTGTTAAAGCAGTAAATCCTCAAAATCCACTCGAATTTGTGAACACTGTATGTAACGAAAAGCTCGAACCAGTTCTCGAAAAAAGCTATGATAAACTTTTCGAAATGATGGGTGGTATTGATAATCGTATGGTCATGAAACGAGAAGCTATCGCAGATCGTGGTATTTGGACTGCAAAGAAACGTTATATTCTTAATGTACATGACAACGAAGGTGTTCGATACACTACACCCAAACTTAAAATTATGGGTATAGAAGCTATTAAATCTTCAACACCTGCACCGTGTCGTGAAGCACTTAAAGAAATGTTTAAAGTAATTATCAGCGGTTCAGAAGCAGATGTTCAACGCAATATTGAATCGTTCAGAACATACTTCAAAACTTTACCGCCAGATCAAATTGCATTTCCTCGTGGAATTACTAACCTTACAAAGTTCCGAGATAAAACGACTATATATAAGAAAGGCACACCAATTCATGCAAGAGGTAGTTTGCTTTACAATAAATTATTGATGGACAAGTCGTTAACAAAGCAATACAACAAAATTCAAAATGGTGAAAAGATAAAGTTCATTTATCTACGTACGCCAAATAGTATCAAAGAAGATGTAATATCATTTTCTGATTATTTGCCAGAAGAGTTTGGTCTACATCGTTATATCGATTACGAAACACAATTCAATAAAACGTTTCTCGATGTTATCGAACCAATTCTTACGGCTATCAATTGGAATTCAAAGGAGATCGCTACGCTCGATGAATTCTTTTAAATTAACTATGTACAAACACAATAAAGTGTGGTATAATGGGTAGCAATATGGAGAAAAAAATGAAACTAGTAAGATTGACCTCGGGAGAGGAAATAATTGGTAAAGTTGAAGAACTAAGTAATGTCGTCAAAATTAAAGAGGGCTTTAATATGGTAGCAACCGAACCAGGTAAAATTGGATTTATTCCATTTATGGCTTATGCAAAAGACGAAGAATTTGTAATTGATAGAAGCCATGTAATGATGATATGTGAACCAGTTGATGAATTAGTAGATCAAATCAGAAGTATGACAAGTGGTATTGTTGTGCCTGATCAAAAGGTGATTACATAATGAGTAAGGATTGGGTTAAAGATATTCATGATATGCAAACAAAATATCAAACTCGTGATTGGGTTTGGGAAAATAGAAATGATCCAGAAAAACTACGAGCATTTCTAAAGTTTCGTATTGGTTTCTTACAAGAAGAACTTGATGAAACTAGAAATGCATATATGATAAAAGATGCTGAAGAAATTGTTGATGGATTAATTGATTTGTGTGTTGTTGCTATTGGTACCCTTGATGCTTTTGGAGTTGATCCATATAAAGCATGGGATGAAGTACTAAAAGCTAATATGCAAAAAGAAGTTGGTGTAAAACCTTCAAGGCCAAATCCACTTGGAGTTCCAGATCTAGTAAAACCTGATAATTGGGAAGCACCCTCTCACGAAGGAAATCATGGTAAGTTTAACGATATTTGATTCGATATACGATAATAAAACTGAGAAACGAATGGACTATGAATCATTCGAGCAGTTTGAACAAGTATTATATAAACTAGCTGACAGCGATAAGTATCAGAAAAAAACTGATGCGCCATTGATTTCACCAGCAATTTATAAAACCGAAACTACTCGAGCTAATGTCAATGTGACTGGTTGGGGTGGATTCGGCATTGTTGATGTTGATGATTATGAAGGTGATATTGAAGAGATTCATACTAAATACTCAGAATATCGATATGTATGTTATTCTACTGCGTCATCAACAAAAGAACACCCAAAATTTAGATTAGTATTTCCATTAACCGAATATGTACAAGTTGATAATATCAAGCATTTTTGGTTTGCACTTAACAAAGAAATAGGAGACATCGCAGATGCTCAAACAAAAGACCTCTCAAGAATGTATTACGTACCAAGTAAATACAAAGGATCTTACAACTTCATATTCTCACATGATGGAAAAGTTATGGATCCCAACACTATCATGGCAAAACACAAATACGTGGTACCAAATGAATCGTTTTTCGATAAGTTACCAGAAGCCATACAAAAAGGGCTTATACAACATAGAAAAGGATCACTTAATAACACTAACTTTACATGGACAGGATATCAAGACTGCCCTTTTGTAAACAAACATCACATTGACGAATATAAACTAATCTCAGGAAGCGGTTGGTATTCTAAAATGTATCAAATAATGGTATCTACTGCAGGCAATGCTATGTCTCGTGGATATCCAATCACTGCAAAAGAAATCGCATGGATATGTCAAGATCTCGATAATGATACAGGTAATTGGTATAGTAAACGTGATTTTATTAAAGAAGCAGAAAGAGCAATTGAATTTGTATTTAGGAAGAACATATGAAACAAGATAAAATAGATAAAGGAATTTTATATTTCGGTTGGTTTATAGTATTTATGATATTATTTTTGATGACAGGTAAAGTCTACGGATCTCCGCAAGATGACACTTATGACAGATATTGTATGGCGCAAAATATTTATTTTGAAGCTGCCAACCAATCATTCGCTGGAAAATTAGCAGTAGCACACGTAGTTATGAATAGGGTTGATGACTTACAATTTCCAAATGAAGTGTGCGATGTAATTTATCAAGCAAAAACTTACACAAACTGGAAAGGCAATGAAGTGCCAATTAGAAATCAATGTCAATTTAGTTGGTATTGTGACGGCAAATCTGATGAACCAGTTGATTCAAAAACATGGATCAAATCTCTTTTTATAGCAGATTTAGTTTTAACTGAATCTTATAAAGATATTACTGAAGGTGCATTATGGTACCATGCAGATTATATTCTGCCATATTGGGCAGATCAACTAGAATTCGTGACTCAAATTGATGATCACATTTTTTACAAATAGGAAAAAAATATGAAAATGTTAGGAAATAATGTATTAATTGCAGAAGTAGAAAAGGAAGAAAAAACAGCCAGTGGAATTATATTAACAGAAGCTATCGATAAAGGTAGTAAACCAGGTTTGGTATTGGCAGTATCAAATGCAGCACTAAGTAAAGTTATGACAGGAAATAGAGTATTTCTTGATTGGTCAAAATCAATGCCTGTCACAATTGAGGGTCAAGGTGCTGTAATTATTGATGCTGAACATATTAAAGCAATTATATCGGAGGAATAATGTATAGGTATAAAGTATATGTAACGAGAGTAGTAGATGGAGATACAGTCGATGTAGATGTCGATTTAGGCTTCAGTACTATGTTAAAAAAGCAAAGAGTTAGAATGATGGGTATTGATACTCCCGAATCTAGAACTCGTGATTTAGAAGAAAAATTTTACGGCAAGGCAAGTAAAGCTCATTTAGAATCTATTTTAGCCGAAGGCGATATACAATTACAATCGCACGGTAAAGGTAAGTTCGGCAGAATTCTTGGAGAACTTTTTGTAGGTGATAGTTCGTATAGTGTTAATCAGCAAATGATCGATGAGAATCACGCAGTACCTTACTTAGGTCAAAATAAAGCTGATGTAGAAAAAGGACATCTTTGGAATAGAGCAGCACTTAACGAACAAGGTATAATTTATGAAGCTACATAGATCTGATATTATTACAGAATTTAACGGTATCTACACAGGTAGACCAACTGCAAAATTCATTAGTAAAAGAGATAAGCATGTAGCTACTACTCGAGATAAAAGCGAACTAAATAAATATCGAAGATGGGATTCTGAGTTCCCAGAAAACGATATCGTAAATCATAGGGATGATCTTGAAATCTACGAAGGAATCCCTTATGATAATATTCATAAAACATACGGAAACATTGATTGGAAAATGTATGCAAAGTATGGTGTAAAAGTTAATTATTATCCTCAAGAGCAAGTACTTCTTGGGGTTATTAATTATTTTTTAATATGGAAATGGGTAAAACCTTGGGAAAATCCTTTAGTTGAAGGAGAAGAATATTCGTATGAAGTTCTTGGTCTTGTTGATGCTCATAAAGCGTTAAACGCACTAAAAGTAGGTAAGAGTTTTCCAGGTCAAGATCCAGATTATCGATTTAATTTTCCTTTAAATTAATTGAAAAAAACTATGTACAAATCCCCCCAACTGTGGTATAATACTACTATAAAATTGAAAAAGGTATTTAATATATGAAATATGATGACGATAAACCACCTCTAGGTTTGATTCCACCAGAAACACTTATTGAAATATCAAAAGTTTTTGGTTTCGGTGCAGCAAAATATGGTATCAACAATTGGCGTGACGATGGTAATACGACAAGTTGGATTCGTACATACTCATCTATTCAAAGACACTTAAACGCATGGCATGCAGGTGAAGATATTGATCCAGAATCTGGTTTAAATCATCTCGCTCATGCAGCAACACAAATTATGATTCTTATGATTCACGAAAGCGAACATCCAGAATCCGATGACAGGTACAAACCATGAATACAGCTTTAGAAATTGATCAAGTAAGAAGTTATTTTGTAAATGAACTTCATAATCAAAATTTTACCATTGATAAAACTGGTGCAAAAACAATCGAAATGATTGGTGCTAATTTTTATGCTGATGAACCAGCAATCTTTGGTACTCCGAATCAAGATTATATCGAAGCTGAATTACAATGGTATGATTCTAAATCTACTAACATTTATGACATCTATGGCGAAGATCGTGATCCACCTCAAGCGTGGTTATATTCGGCAAATGATCATGGTGAAATCAATTCAAATTATGGTCATCTTATTTGGTCCAAAAAGTACTTTAAACAGTATGATAAAGTACTAAATGAATTGATGAAAAATCCAGATTCACGTAGAGCATGTATGGTTTATAATCGTCCAAGCATTTGGCACGAATACAAAGAAAACGGTAAAAACGACTTTATTTGTACAAATGCAGTTACATATTATATTCGTGATGAAGCATTACATGCTGTTGTTCAAATGCGATCAAACGATGTAATATTCGGTTATCGTAATGATTATGCATGGCAAAAACACGTATTTGATCTACTAAGAGATGATCTGTATTTTAACGGTATACATTTAGAAGAAGGTAATATTCATTGGCAAGTACAAAACTTGCACGTATACGAAAGGCACTTTGATTTAGTAAAATGAAAAAGAAAGAAGAAGCATTAGTAATTACAATGGAAGAATGCGGCGAGCTGATTCAAGCTTGTAGTAAAGTAATACGTACAAAGGGCGATACTAAATATATACGTAATCTTCAAGATGAAGTCGGTGATGTTTTAACCATGATTGAAATTTTAAAAATGAATAATTATGTTACTGATAAGCAAATTGAAGATCGAATGAAAGAAAAGAAAAAGAAACTAATGAAATGGAGTTTACTTTTTAGTGAATAATTGGGACAAAAAATACATACGATTGGCACGTGAAATTTCTACTTGGTCAAAAGATCCAAGTACGTGTATTGGCGCAGTAGCAGTTGGAGAAAAAGGACAACTACTCGCTCAAGGATATAATGGATTTCCACGTGGTATTGAAGATTCAGAACATCGATTAAATAATCGAGAAGAAAAATATAAATATGTTGTTCATGCAGAAATGAATTGCATATATAATGCTACATATAACGGTGTATCATTAAATGGCAGTACGATGTACATTTATGGTTTACCTGTTTGTAGTGAATGTGCTAAAGGATTGATACAAGTAGGAGTAAAAAGAGTTGTATCAACACCTATTACAGACGCAACACCTGATAAGTGGATAGAATCCACTAAATTGACTAAAGCAATATTCAATGAAGCAGGGGTTCAGTACGACTTTATAAACACTATTTAGTTTATTGCGCCCTTAGCTCAGCTGGATAGAGCAACAGCCTTCTAAGCTGTGGGTCCCAGGTTCGAATCCTGGAGGGCGCGCCAATTATGGCCCGCGTGGTGGAATAGGTAGACACAAGAGACTTAAAATCTCTCGCTTTTAAAGCGTGCCAGTTCGATTCTGGCCGCGGGCACCAAAAAAAGAGGAAATGATATGATGTACGTAGATTACAAGTTTGCAATAAATGAAAATGGTTTGGTGATGTTAGATACAGAGCCAGATGAAATGATTGATATTAACAAAATTCCACTCAACGAAGGCGATCATTTTGTCTTACGTGTTGGTAAGGAAGGTAATATTATGTTTGTGAAACAAGAGGTCACTGAAACTCATGACTGGTAAATGGCACGGTGGTAAAGGAAGCAAATACCGTGATATAAAAAATAAGGAACAATTCGAGGAAAATTGGGATCGAATTTTTGCACGTAAAAAAACTCCAAAACATGGAGCAACAAAAGTGCACTCAGATAAAACTAAATATAATCGTAAAAGGATTAAAATAGAAGATGAGTAAATTTACAAAGGAAGAATTGGAAAACAGTAAACGAATTTATAAATCAGCAACTCCAAAATACACGTTAGATTGGTATTGTAAGTGGATTGCATCAGCATTTGTTTTATTTGCAATGTCTATTCGTGGAGTTGATGGAATGGAAATTTATGATTTATATTTATCAATTGTAGGTATTTTCTTATGGTTGATTGTTTCTGTGATATGGAAAGATAGAGCATTGATTCTACTAAATGGTGTAGGTCTAATGTTTTTAATTAATAATTTAGTAGCTTCGTTAACAGTATGATAAAAACAAAATATTACTATGATTTTTTGAAGTACTTTGAATTGGCAAAAGATCAACAAGAAAAATGTAACGTACCAAATTTTATGCCTCATACCGAAAGTGGTATGAACGATGATTTGATGGAGAATGTAGAACTATACGATGTAGTTGAAAGAAAATATGCAGGCTTCTCTCAAATCGTAAACGATATATTTTATGGTTGGACAGATAAGCATCCATATTGGGAACGAATGAAAGCTGGTAAAGCTACTGCACAAAGAGAATTAGTAGCGAAAAACTGGACGGGTAAAATTCATTCCTTAGACACATGGTTGTATCTTTTTATATTGCATAGAGTAACGGGTTCAGCAATTAATTACGGCACAAAACCTTCTGGCTATCATAACACACTTTTATTTAAACTTCATTTGGCCGAAAATATTGAAGATATGAAAAAGATTATTAAGGCTGAAAGCAAGATTGGAAAACCTTTTTATACTTCTATTGGATATCAATTTCCAGCATTTCCAAAACCTACAAGCGAATACAAAAAAGGTGGTGATTACTATCTTTGTGAATATGCGCCAAGATTGGCACAAGCTCTCGCAGTTTTCTTAGCATCTCCAGGTAAAAAAGATCTAAGAGAGATCGGAGAATTTATGTTAAATTGGAATGTAGAAAATGGATTAAGACAATACAAATTTCAATATGCTGCAGTTGTGGCTGATATCGCAGATTGGTTTCCGCATTATGTGAACAAAGAAAGTATGTTTTATTATGGAACAAACGCAGTAGAATGTATTTCGTATCTCGCAGAAAACGATAAAAAACTGAAGAAAGAAGATTTTCTTGATGAAGTAATGAGAAGCATTTATGAAGATACAGGAAGTGTACCATATAATGCTGAAGATGTATGTTGCGATTATATTAGATGGGTTGAAAACTACATTCGTCCAGGGAATGATTATTCACATTTAGATTTTGATAAAGTATGGTCAAGTAGCGATATTAAAGATCATCCTCGAGGAAGGCAAAAAGCAATGCTTGATCTTGGATTAGTAGAAACATTTAATGGTATTACTGCACATCCATCTGATTTAAAAGTACTTAACGACAATAATTTAAGTGTACAACAATATCAAGATATGGTACAATATTACAACTTATGAGCTTATTTCCAAACGAACACAACATCGTATATCCAAATACTACGATAGTTGAAATGAAAAAGAAAAAACCAGTTGATACGTGGATGAAAGATTATACTTTAGATCAACGTAAAGAAAAGTTTTTTGAGTTCTGTGATAAGTTTGATTTAAGATTAGATGATTTACTAAAAGATGATTTTCAAATATTTTCTCATAGGTTGCATTGGCACGAACATCCTTATGTAGATTTTTTTAAGGGAAAAGATGTTTCTAATTTTGAAAAGATACTATATACTATTACGTATTCTTTTTCTAATGAACATTGGGGAACATTTAAAGCTTTATATGATGGTGGTGAAGATGGACTAAGGTCTAGATTTGAAAGACATCGACACGCAAGATCAGATTTATTTCAAATTTATTATCCAAAAGGAACAAAGGTTTCTGAATGGTTAATTA